TATCTTCCATAACCTTGTCAAATTTTAGTGCTAACTTTTTAAAACTAAAATTAGATTTAAAACTTACCTTATAATAATCTTTTGCCAAATTCTTCTCCGAGTTTGCGTGCTTTCATGATTCTATTAACATTTTCAAGCAGGATTTTGTTTACTATTGACTCAGCCCAAGTTTTTGGGTCTGCTATAATTTCGGAAATATCTCCATCAATGTCAATATCAAATTTATTGAGGTCTTTGATTTTGCTGACGGATTCTCTCAAAGATTGATTGTTGCTCGTTTTCTTGTTTGTTTGCTCTGACAATTTCTGCTGCCTCCTCTATAGTTAAATCCTTATTATATTTTTGAAGTAACTGTGGTTGAGTCACAAGATTGTTCTGGAGTGCGTGATTTTCCATTGATATCTGATCTTGAACAGACTTAGGATACTCAGGCTCAATAAAATCAAGCTTTAGTTCGTTTGGAAGAGATATTCCATTATAAGAAGCGATTGCCTTCTCAACATTGTATAATTCATGCTCATACATTCTCCAAAGCTCTATATCGTCTTGATAATCTTCAAATCTTTCTAAATCTTTAATCTTTAAGGCTATACCTGAAGGAACTTCACCACCATCCTGAGCAAATTGCACATATAAGTGATTATTCTGAGCTACAAGGTCTACCTGAAACTTAACACTCTCTATTACAGACTGAATATTCCCACCAGGAGAAGCGATGCCGAAAGTTGCGCCCTCTGGTAGGTCAAGTATTGAATCTGATCCTGTTCTTTTCATTCCTTTGTCACTATATACTCCAGTTACAAATGGCTGCCCAAACATTTGGAATCTTAAGCCCAATTGAAGCTCAGTCATGGTTATATTGACTTGTTCATTACAATCTACAATATCACAAGCTCCCTCAACAAAGAAAGAGTCTATCTGATTCTCTCTATGGGTAAATACGAAAGGAATAACTCCATATCCATGCTCATATTCTGCCATTATGTTTCCATCCTCGTCATAATGAGCGTACATATTTTTATCCCAGTAAGCATACTCTAATTTTCTCGTATCATAGATTTCATTTACATTATGAAGGATTGGATAGGTAATTGCAGTTGGGACAAAAGGATTGTCTTCCATGTGGACATCAAAATAATAAACTGGTCGATAATCAAAACAAGGAGCATCTAAATCATCTCTATAAATAACCTGAGTAGCTACAGTTCCAATAAGCCTTGTCATTTTTTCGATGTGTTTCATTCGTGCATCTTTCTTGACGGTCAATGCTTCATAAGAGGAGTTTACATTTCTATTTGCGCCAACATTATAAATCCTTGACATCTTATTTATAAATCTCTTGGTGAAGTTTGCACTATAAACAGGAATCTCCCTAAAAGCATCAGCATCAAAGAACCCCTGTATGTATTTTTGAGTCTCTGTGCCTGAGTAATAGTCTATAAGCTTATAAATCTCTTTTCTTCTAGCCTGTGCGTGTACAAGCTTTAAATCTTTTATCGATTCTGCTATAATTTGTTCTACTGTAGTCATTATCTAGTCCTCATGATTAATTTATTTCGTTTAATTGGAAATTGATTTATAAAAAAATACCTGAGCATATCACAGCCATGGTCATGTCTGCCGTCTTTAAGTGGGTCAGGTTTTAAGTCTTTGTTTTCGATAGCTTCTGGATAACGATAGTTTTCCAAATCCTCAGCCAATCCCTTGCATTTATAATCCAAATGTAAATAGCGATTGCTGTTGGCGTTTTCAATATATCCTCTAATGTGGCTAATCCCTGAAGCAATGTTTCTTGAAGTTTTATCTCTGATAGACCTAACATTAATTCCGTTCCTTCTAAATATCTCTATATCTCCCAGTCCAGACTGTCCTTGAGCTTGCATCCCTGCTGGGTCTCCATAATAAGCTCTAACTGGATAATTCTTTGCTTTTATCTTATTGATAAGCTCATCCGTCTTAATATTTTTCTTATGTATAATCTCGTCAATAACATTTATATGCCATTCTCCTTCTATTCTATGTATTTGAAACCAGCCGACTGCTGGCATCCTATAACCAAAGTCTATTGAGCAGTAAGTTGGGAAATTAGAATTGTAAGGATAATCCCCAACATCTTTATTCCTATCAAATGGATAAACCTTGCCTTCAAAGGAAGTAAATGCGCTGCAAAATTCCTGTTCAAACATTTCCTTTGACATATTTCTTTTTCTCTCTATGAGAAAGGCATCTTCTTCGCCTTCAGGAAACGCATATTGATTCTCCCATGATGGAGCTTGATGCGATTCCCATAATTCATCGGACTTACCTAATAAATATAAATCATAAATCCAGTTGAATCCTTGTGGGGTAGTAATAAAAACACACTTACTGTCTTTTTTATCGGCTAAGGTCGGAGAAAGATACATTTCCCATATCTTTTTCTTTATCTTAGCAGCCTCATCGATAATAAGTAGATCAAGACCAGCTCCCACTAAAGAATCTGGGTTATCTGCTGACTTAGCTTCTACAACGCTACCCCATTTGAAGCGTATGTATCGTTCTTTCTCTGAGGCTCTATCAATATCATTTGCCTTACCGATAACCATTCGCTTCCAAACTTCTCGAAACATAATGTCTGCTTTGTCATAGGAAAGTCCAACGAGCCATATTCTTTTATCTGGTTGGGAAGCATAATAAGTCGCTTCCATAGCTGCTGCTGTAGACTTACCAAACCTACGCCCACAAACCATAACAAAAAACCTTGATTTCTCTTTGGTAGGGAAATGCAATTTGATTTGACCATTATGGGGCTTGTAATCCATAAAATCAAACCATTTTTCTTTAAAATTTACGAGATTATCATTAAATGTTTGCATTTATAACCCAATGTAATATAAGTTACGCAATAGGATATATACAAGATATTGTATGTTTGACCTAAAAAAAACACTATATATGGAGGCAGTATGTCACAAGAAAATAGTCAGGAAGTTAGCGAAACAGCAAGTGAGCAACCTACCACAGAAACAACTGATAGTTCGACCGATGTTAGTTCGTTAGTAGCAGAAAGTAAAAAGTATCGTAAAAGGTCGCAGGATGCTGAGGCACGATTAGCTGAGCTTGAAAAGAAACTTGCTAGTGCAGAAGAAGTAAAAATGATCCAAGAAGGTAAAAAAGATGAATTGATTGCAAAATATCAATCTGATAATGAGCAATTAACTGCAACTGCACAGAAGTGGAACAAGTATGAGGAAAATCGCAGAAACACTTTATTAGAATCAGCCCCTGAAGAAGAGAGAGAAAGATTAGCAAGTTTGGATCTTGATACTCTCGAATATGTAACTAATAAAATTAATAATGTTAAAGCCAATGCTCCAGAAGTCGCTGGTAATCCAAGAACAACAGTTCCTAAAAAGAAGTTTTCTGATATGACAGCCGATGAGAAAAGAGATAATTGGGAAAACATTATACAAAGCTACAAACCGTAGCAATTGGAGAAATAAATGTTTTTTAATAATTTTAATCCTATAAATGGACATGAGTCGCATTTATTGCAAATGGCTCTAACAGATCCTTCAGATGTTAATGTTCTGGCTGGTGGTTCTGCTGGGTCAATATCGCAGAATATCGCCGACCAATTTGTTCCTGAGGTTTGGGGAGATGCTATTTTGTCAGTATTTCAACAAACAATAATGATGAATAGCTTGGGGATAAATTTATCTTCAAATGTATCAAGTGCAGGAGATGTAATTCATCTACCACACATTGGTACTCCTGCCCTACAAGCAGTTACTCATGGTGAGGAAATTGCAGTAGATATTTCAGGAAGTGACACTTCTGCTCAAACTGATTTAACAATAGATCAGTATAATGTTTCTTCTGTGTATGTACCTGACATCACAAGAGTTCAATCAAGTTATGATCTTATGAGTATTTATGTTAAACAATTAGCATATGCCAATGCAAGGGGTTTTGATAATTTCCTACACTATCAAGTAGCAAATAACTTTAAAGGGTTATTTAGAAGTGCTACTGGTGCTGTTGGTGCAGATCCTAACACTTCAATGCATGTTGTAACCACAGGATCAGTTCTTGGTCAAGCTAATTTAACTTCTTTGATGGCATTAATACTTGGTGAAACAGGTTCAACTGATGGTTGGCATCTTGTTTTATCGCCTGATATGTATTCAAGTTTAAATGCTTTAACAGATTATGCACAAGGGACACAAGCTACTCTTGGTGAAAGCTTTGGTAGAACAGGTAATGCTGGGGCTATTCTTGGCATGCCTGTTTGGATTGCTCAATCACCTTATATGGGTTCTGCTGGTGGTGGGACAGATGTTGCTGCTGTTGAAGGCAAAGGCATTTTATCAGTTCAAGCTCTTGATTCAGATGCAGCACAGCAAGAAGATATAGTATATGGATATGCAATACATGAAAGTGCATTGTATTATGCGTTTTCAAAACAAGCAAAAATAACTGCTTCTTATAGACACGCATATTTATCTACACTTGTCACTTGCGAATCTGCTTATGGTGGTGCGTTTAGAAACACCGATGCTGATGGCAATAGAAGATGTTTTGCGCTTATTGATTATAAGGCAGCATAAATCATAATTAACATCGAGTTAATTAATTATAGGGGGTGGGTTACTGCCCCCTATATAAAGGAGAGTTATGGCAGTAGAATATAGATATTACAAAAATAGAAGAAATGCAATCCATAGGCGATCCGAATCTTGGTTTGATTCTGCTGAAAAAGAAAAAATATACGAAGAAAATTTTATAAGAATTAAAGGCGAGGATGATTTAAGTGCTTATATTAAACCAAAGCCTAAACCGAAACCTAAGCCTAAAGCTAAAAAGAAAAAATGAGAGATTTAGATAATCTCAAAGAAATGATAGCAAAGCACGAAGGTTATGAACCTCGTGTATATAAATGTACCAATGGTTATGATACCATTGGTTATGGGTTTGCAATAAAAGATTTATATATGGATGAAGAGATTGCGAACCTGATCCTCGACAAAAAGATTCGAGGTTTATTAGCCAGAATAGAAGGAAATGACGACTGGGATTCATGGTTCTTTGATAAACCAGAGATAGTCCAGGATGTGCTAGTCGATATGATTTTCCAAATAGGATTCTCTGGCGTACGAAAATTTAAAAAAACAATACAATACATAAAAGATGATAACTTTTTGTTGGCTAGTGAGGAGATGCTCGATAGTAAATGGGCAAGGTCAGATAGTCCTAATAGGGCTAAAGAGTTAAGCGACATTATAAAGTCGCAATAACAACAAGCCAAAGGGGGTGAATGGTAGACCCTAAGAAGTTAGTTTGTCCAAGTTGCTATAGTATCGGATTAACCAAGCAAGGTTTTGATGAATACAAGAGGCAACGATATGGGTGTCGATCCTGCATATCTAAAACAGTATTTCCTATCGTGGATGCTGACCTAGAAATAGTACAAGAGAATGTAAGACTATCTAAGCAGAAACAGAAAGCCCAGGACAAAAATCGCATATTCAATAAATCCTTTCGTGAACACGCTAGGATAGAAAATGCTGTAGAAGAATACAGCAAAGAATTAATAACGCTTTTTGAAAAGAATGAATTACATAAAACATTAAATAGTTTTGATATAAATAATAAAGCTGTTGGTGTAATACAATTCTCTGATGTCCATTTCAATGAACTTGTAGAATTAGAAAACAATAGATATGATTTTAAAGTTGCCTCCTCCAGAGTTAGGTATTTTGTCGATAGAGCTAGAATGTATTTTAAGACTGCGAATATTACGAATGTTGTGATGGCACTGACTGGCGATTTAATGAATAGTGACAGAAGACTTGACGAACTTTTGAATCAAGCCACGAACAGAGCTAAGGCTACATTTCTTGGGGTGGACATCTTGCAGCAAGCTATTATAGACTTAAATCAAGATTTTAATGTGACAATAGCATCTGTGGTTGGAAATGAGGGAAGGGCTAATAAAGAGATTGGATGGAGTACAATCGTTGCAACAGATAACTATGATTATACAATTTTCCAATGTTTAAGGTATTTATTTAGAGATAAAAGTATTAAATTTATACATGGAGATCCGTCAGAATTAATAATAAATGTCGCAGGACAAAATTTATTAATGCTTCATGGGCATGGTTCTCTAAAGGGAAAGTTAGACACTACAGTAAATCAAATCGCTGGAAGATACTCTTTAAAAGGAATAAAAATTGACTATGTTATATTTGGTCATATACATTCTGCTAGAGTAGGCGACAATTTTGGTCGGAGTTCATCAATGGTTGGGGCTAACGATTACTCAGAGAAAGCCTTAAATCTTAATGGTAGAGCTAGTCAGAATTGTTATATATTCTATGATAATGGGAATAGAGATGGAATAAAGGTTGATCTTCAAAATGTAAAAGATAATGGATATGACATAGATAAATCGTTGGAGGCATACAATGCGAAATCGTCAGAAAAAAGGAAAAAGAAAAGAACAATATTTGAAGTTGTCGTCTAAACATTGGACATCAACTACAACACCATTACCGAAATTTTATAAGTAGTGGATTTTTTAAACATACTAGAAACCTTTGGGCTTCCAGTTTTTATGGTAATAGCACTTGGGTTTTATATACAGAAACAAAATAAATTTATACAAGATGAATTACAGACAGAGCTAAGAGAATCTTTTGGTAGAGTTGAAAAAATAGTTATCGGATTGATAGATGCACAGAAAACTATGCAGCTAAACCAAGCAGAAATTATGGCTAGTTACAGAGCTATCGTTGAAATTTTAAGTTCAATGTCTGGTAATGGATTAAAAGACAAGTTTAATCGTAAATATTAATAAGGAGAAACTATGTTTGATACAATTTTAGGAGCAGTAGTAAATAATTCAGGACTAATAGTAGGTGGTGGAGCATCTGCTGTAGTATTATGGGTTTTAAAGAAAGTTCCGAATGAGCATTTATGTTCAGTGATAGAAACAACATTTGAAAGTTTAGGAAAAGTAATGACCCTTGGTCTAGGGAAGTGGAGTATGACCAAAAAAGTTTGGAATAGCACAATAGAACCATGGTTTGTAGACCTAGTTGATAATGTCTTTGGTTCTATGGTTAGAGGATTTATAAAGGGTTTGAGGAGTGATAATTAAATGGTTGGTAAATAAATTATTTCCCTTGATACAAATAGAGGAGTGGGTGATTAGATTGTTTCAAAGATTAGACAAACTTGAAAAAGATTCTCACCCACCTTTATTTGATAAGAATCAATTAAAGAAGATACATAAAAGGTTAGAGGATTTGGAAACTAAAGCATTTGTAGATAAGG